TAATGTGCTTTCATCAGCTATAATATCTAAAGCAGAAGCAACAATTGCATCTGTATCCATAGAATCATATTCTGAATATAGAGTAGGGCGAAGGGTTTGGTAGTTAAAGCTACTTTGGTATCCATATATTGATGTATGTGAATTTGTATAGATACGATTAAATCTATCCACCAATGCATTGGTTTCATATTCTCCGGAAACTTGAATTTTATTAACATCCATTACTTTGAGTTGTGTTCCTCCTTCGTTTCGAATGATCACATCTGTTGAAAATAATCTTTGTAATCTTGAAAATAATCCTTTATCTGCCATTTTGTTATTTTTATTATTTTATTATCCAAGTAACCATGAGATATCCTCTTGGTCATCTGAGTATGGGTTATTTATTTTGTATGGGTTATTTGTATATTTATCAACGTACGAAGCCCCTGATGAATATCCACCGGAGTATTTTGAAACATTAGAAGAAATACCATTAAGCATACTTTTAGTCATATCCATGTTATTTTGTCTTAATTTAAATGCCGTATCACGTAAATAACACCCAATAGAAAAAGCCATTACTAAATCATCATTGTATCCTGATTGTGCTTCTGCTCTACCGTTTCTCCATATAAATACTTTCATTTCCTCTAAAAGTCGAATAGATCTAACAACAACTCCTTTATCCATAATTGCTTCTTGGAATTTACCAATAGATATAGGACGAGTACCAGTAGACATTGTAAATCCAGGTGTCATTTTACTTGTATCCATATATGGATCAAAGAAAGAATCTACATTATTTGCTCCACCTTTAGGAGAATAATAGAAATTTTGATATCCTCTATCTAAACATGTTTGAACAGTTGACCAACCAATACTTGCATTTTCAACAGCCAATAAAGCATTATTATATTCAGTAGCAATACTAACTAATAAATTTCCATAATCTTTTGTGTTGAGTTGTCCTTTAAATTCACCAACTTGAGTAAATGTTTCTACATCAAATATATGAAATGTTGAATAATCTTTACCATCACCCCGAGCAACATCTGCTACAATAAGATAATTTTTTGAATAATCAGCGGGTTCCCATATCCATAGATTTTGTTCTGTACCTCGTTTTTCTAATGGTTCCATGATTTGGAACTGTTCGTAAAATTCAATATCTTCAGGGGTAAATACCCCCTCACCAGATGTTGCAAAATCACAATCACATTCTTGTGCTGCTGTTTTTGATCCTAAATCTTTATCTTGTTGATCTCTCCATACTTGATCTCTTTCAGGATGGACTTGCCATGGGAGTTTAATAGGTAAGAAACTATTTTCACCTAATTCGGATTGTACCCATGTTTTATGAAACCAGTTACCAGTACCATATGGAGTTGATAATGTTATACAACCACCCCCAGTTGCTAATGTTTGTTGTGCTGATGCCCATATTTCACCTATATTAGATATAAAGGCAGCTTCATCAATTATTAGTAAAGTAACAGCTTCTGATCTACCAGCATCACTAGAGGCAGCAGTTGCCTTTATTTGTGAGCCGTTATTTAAACGTAGGGTTAATTTACTTTCCTCAGCAGGTTTATTTTTTTCTCTTAACCATGAAGGTAAACCATTATACATAAACTTAACTTTGGTAACCATGTTTTTAGCGGTTTCCTGTTTAGTTGCAATACATAATACATTTTTATCTTCGTGGAATAGCATTAACCATAATGCATAACCTGCTGCTAATGTAGATATACCTAATTGTCTTGATTTTAATACAATAGAATATGGGTTTTCTTGGAATAAAGTTAATACTTTTTCTTGAAATGGGTATAAATTAAATTGAATACGACCACGTTTTGGGTGTTGTATATAACAATATTTTTTCATAAAATGTGCTGGGGAGGTTGCACATTTCATATATTCTTCTCGGATTATATGTTTTATATTTTGAGGCTCTATCATGGGATAGGTAATAATATAATGATAGTAAGTATAGAGGCCACGAGTCCCCCACTTAGCCATTTTACTCCGTTTTTGAGTTGTTGGTTTTTTTTATTTAATTTTACAACATCACCCTCAAGTCCGGTTAAAATTTCATTGGTTTTAAAGGTGATTTTTTTATAATCATCTATTTGATCAATGTAATTTTGTTCTTTAACTACATATAATTCAATAAGGCTATCTTGAGCAATACTTCTTTCATTTAATTGACAAATCATTCTATGGGCAATTGACAATTCAGCAAGAGCCGAATCACCCTTAACTAAATCAACAGCTATAAGTTTTGCAATATTGTAAGAAAAGCAGATTCTATTGGTATCTATTTGAGAAAAACTGTTCGAGCTCAGAATCAGAAGCACTAGTAAGATCTTTAATTTTGTTGCCATAATATATACGGGTTTGTATTAGCTCCTGTCCTGTGATGGTGATTTCTCCTTCTAATGAATCAATAACTATAACTTGTTTATTAACATTATCTGTTAATATATTTTGGTCATTTTCTAATGAAATAATATTATCTTGTAATATACTAATCTTTTTTTTCTGTTGAATATATTTGTCTACAGGAGGGTTAGGATCACATTTTAATAATAACAAAACTAAAAAAATTACCCCAACTAGAATTAGATGGGATAATTTAATAGTAAATGTTCTATCTTCTATCATTAAATTTTAACTTCTTGTGCTTTTTTATATGCCTTGATAATAGGTGTATGTTTTTTCAACCAATCCATAGCCTCTTTATCACCTGATTTTGCTGATGTTATTTTATCTTTTAATTCAGGAGCAATTTGTTGATAAGCTTTGATAATTCTATCTCTTTTAGGAGCTGATTTTGTCAATTCTTTAGCTGTTTCATCACCTGTTATATCATATGAAGATGGACCTTCATCATCCGATGGTTCGATAGAGGTTTCCTTTTTTATTTTTGGTGAGTTAGTTGGTTTTTTAATTTCTGGTTTGTCAGTTGATTTTCTACCACGTTGTCCTGGTTCTTTTAGACCCAATGCTTTTAATATTGCATTGTTGGTTTGGTTTGATTGAAGTGCATTTCCTGAATTATCAAATTCTTCTTGTTTTCCAAGTGCTAATGATACTCTTTCATCTCTATTTTTTCCAACAACAGCAGAACGTATCAATTTAAGTACTTCTTTTGCTTTATCAGCATCTTTTTTAAGATCATCTCTTGAAACACCCATATCTTTAAGTATTTCATCTGTGATATCTTTAGTAGCATCTTCTAGTGTTTTATCTTCACCATATTTTGTAGCTACTTGTTGATCAAATTTCCCTCCAAAGTCTGGGATTTCATTTAGGTCTTCTTCTTCTAGTTCAACGGTTCCACCAGTTTTAAGTTCTTTTTCAGCACTTAATTTACCATCACCACTTAAAGTATTATAAGAAGGGTCTTTTTTTAGATCTATAATAGCATTTTTTCCAGCATATGTACCTTCACCTAATACAGCACCAATTTCTTCACGTATGATTTCAAGTAAACGATTTTTCTTCATATTAAATATATTTTTACTTATAAATATTAAGAAAATATTACTTGTTTAATTTTCTGTATTCTTTTCTCGGTAGTGCCCGATAATTTATGAAATTTTTTAGTTTGAAATTTGTGGTTTTTGCAAATGTTTTTAATTTCTACATCCACTTCATTTCTATATACTTCATCTACTACACGAACTCCATTATCTTCTAATTTTACTCCTTTAGGAGAAACATAAAATATATAATCATATTCATTTATTAAATGAGAAACAGCATTGTTTAATTGATCAGCTATATGATATGGGATGGATTTTGCCAATTTAGTAAATGCCATTACATCTATTACTGTGCGGTCTGTGATCATATTATCTAAAAATAACTCACTTGATCGTTCAGCAAAAAATATAATTTGACCTTTTAATGTAGAATCTACATTTAATGGTATTCCTAGATCACGTAGATATTTTGAACGTTCTGTTTTAAATTCATAATCTTTAAATTCGGGTAATTCTCCCAATGCATTAACTAACGTTGTTTTACCAACACTTAGAGTTCCGGTAAATCCTATTCTCATAACTTTAATAGATTTTCTGAAACGTAAATTGCTTGTGCACCTGATACTGTAATACCTCGAGCAGACAAAGCGTCTCCAACGAAATGTACGTTGGGGTAATCATTTAATGACAAATCTCTATAGTTAACTAAAGGTTCAGGAGATAAATATTTTACCTCAGGTATATATACCCCCCAATCATTATTTAATGTTGGAAATACTTTTTTCATATCATCAATAAAATCATCAATATATTTATAATAACCTTGAAATAATTCTCTTACATCATCCATTTGAGGACCATTAATTGATATTGCTGAAACCTCATCACCTTCGGAAGTTGTAGAAGGTCTTCTAGATGGGCTATAATATAATCCTGTTCCTTTTGTATTTACTTTAGAAACTAAATCACGTGCCCATTTGAATGGTTCCTCTATACCGGGTATTTCCATTAGGATACTAAAATTAGTCATATCATTTCTATGTTGTTCTCCTTTTTTAGCATGGCCGTTGTAGCTAACATCCCCATATGTTTGCTCTACAGCAACATAAGCAGCATTGTTGTTAGTGCAAAATGAACGTAATGAAACACCATTATCGAATTTACGATATAATTTAAAATCATATGATATATCAATTAATTTTTGAAAGTGTTTTTGGGGTGCCTCAAATCGAACACCTATTTGTACTGGTTTTGGTTCAGTTGGTAATTTATATTTATCGGCTAATTGTTTTCCAAAATCAATACCCGATTTCCCTACACCAAATATAAGTTTATCATATTTGTTTCCAAATTCACCACACATAATCATCTGGTTATCAAAATCAATATCGGTTACTTTAGTTTCCCATACAAATTCAACACCACCATCTATTAAAAAGTCGTACCAATTTTTAGCAATTTCAGATAAATAATCTGTACCAATATGCCATACAGGAAATAAACGTAACCCAAAATATGGTTTAATAAAATCTGGTTCTGATTCTGGGTTAGAGCATTGTACCTCCTCTGGTTTAGGGTGGAACCGTTTGAAGTTGGTTATGACTTGATCCATCAATTCCATTGCTTTTTCTTCACCTGTGTATTTAGATAATTGCCCCCCAATAGATGTGTGGTATGTTAATTTACCATCACTCCATCCTCCACAACCCATAAAACCTTCCATTACTTCTTCAGGTTTACGATTGTATGGATCTTTACCCATATCTATTACTGTAATCAATTCTCCGGGGTAACCACTATCCACTAATTTAGTTGCGGCATTTATACCAGCAACACCGGCACCTACTATTACTATTTTGTCTTGCATTATTTTTACTATTCTTTATTTATGTGTTAATATACGAAAAAAAAATCCGTAAGCCAAATAATTGGGTTACAGATCCTTTAATAATTTTGGTTAATCGACTAGGCTATAAATCTAGTCTGTATGGGTAATTTATTTTTTTATTTCGCAACAACTATTACCACAATCGCATGATTTCTTTTTAATTCTTTTACTGAAAACTTCTTTAATTAGTTTTTTTAGTTCTGAGTTTTTCATTTTATTTTAATAATATTCATGTTTGGATATAAATATATGGTTTTGAACTATAATTCAATCATTGCTGGTATGTTCAAAATAATAATGATTAACAGAGTCAAATATTAATTTATAAATAGAAACTAATATTTCTTCTCAAACTAATTAGTTGGGTTTGGATCTTGATATTTAACTATACTTTTGTTACTTTATCTATTTTATA